ATTCCCCTATGACTATCGCTAACTCACCTTGCGCCTATCCGGTTAATAAGAGTACAGCGAAAGGTGAAACTAATGGCTGAACTCACGGTTCCTATCACGAAAGGTAAGGACACGGTTAAGTTTCAAACCGATGACCTTCCAGAGGAAGTTTACGCTGAGGCCTTGCTTCTCGGCCTTAAAGAACTTGCTAATCGTGGTATGAGCAAGATTACCAAAGCCAGCACGAAGGATGCGGAAGAACTTGCATCCCTAGCGATGGCTCAAGCTGAGAAGAATGTCGAAGCAATTATGACGGGGAAAATCCGTTTCCTCGCCAAAAAGGCCAAGACAGGCGAAAGTGCTGCGGTCATGACCGAAGCCCGACGGCTTGCCAAGAACCTCGTTAAAGACGGGATCAAGGCGGCAGGGATGAAGATATCCCATGTCGAGCCTAAGGAAATCACCGCTGCGGCTAATGAAATGCTTGCGCAAGATCCAAGCATTGTCGAACAAGCCAAGGCTAACCTTGAGGAACGTGCTAAGGTGCCTGTAAAGGTTGACCTTATCAAGTCCTTGATTAAGGAAAGCCCGAAGCTGGTTGCGAAAGCAGCCGAAGCCAATGCTAAGAAGAAGTCCACCCTGTCTAAGACTCAGGCGGGGAAGGTCGCACCGCGAGCGAAGCCAAAGGCGGGAGTGTCCGCCACGGCTCACTAAGGTTGAGGGCCTCTTGGCCCCTACCAATACCTCTACCCTAGTGTAGCAATGAGAACGGGAACGAAGAAGGCCGTAAGTGCGTTGCCCATAACATGGGCGGCAGCCCGATCTTCCCCACACAATCTCAGGATACACTAGGTCCAAGTCTCCGGGTCCAGTAGACCCAAACGAGGGTAGCAAAGGACGGCTATAGCCGTAAGTGCGTAACAGGACGCATGAGCCTGTAGCAGCTTATAGCCAATCGCTGTAAACAGCAACAAATGTCCCCGATATCCTCGCCTCTTTTCACAGAGTGAAGGAATAAGCCTTCACTAGAACGGAGTAGTTCAATGTCACCCCACGTTGCGAACTTTGTCCACGATCTCGTGGCAATGGCGAAAGCCATGGAAGAGAACCCGGTCTTGCAAGATCAGATCGAGGCTCTTAAGACCCAACTCGGCGCAACTCAAGATCATAACGCCTATCTTGAGATCAATATTATCTCCTACAAGAAACAGATTGACGACCTTCAAGCCACGGTCCGCTCTCTGGAGGTAGAGCGTGATGAAGCAAGCTTTCGTGTTTTGGAGAGTGAGGATTTGGCCCACACGGCTTTGTCTTTCATTAAGCAGGCTGAGGTAGCGGCTGCTGCTGCTATGTCCTTGCTTAATCCATCCAAGCCTGAACCGGTTAAGGCGCCGGAGCCTAATCGAGAAGGGCTTGACTATGACTTTGCTACTGATGCTTGGTATCCTAAGGCTATTGAGCCGGTGCCTGAGCTACCACAGGCTATTCCCTCTGAGCCAGAGCAGGTTAATCCTGTAATCTATCAGCAGGATACAGCCACAGGGGACTTCAATAATCCTGATAACTTCGAGCCTGCCGATGCACCACAGGGTCAGAGTGAAAGCCCTCCTCCTGCAATATCATCAGAGGCCTCTACGTCTCCCGTTGCTTCTACTGCCGAAAGCGTGGATACTCCATCTGCCCCCTCTGAGCCTACCCAAGCCGATGTCGAACCCGAGCCTGAACTCCGCTGGTCTCACGAATGGTACCAGTGGTATAATCGAAAGAATGAACGAGCCTCTGGTTTCTAATCCCATTCTGCCCCAAGGGAACTCAAGCCTCCCTTGGGGCATTTTTATAGGAGCAAGCCAATGTATGCCTATTTGCCAATCCTCTGCGCTGTCTACGTTGCAGTAATCGCTGGTGTTTACCTATTCCTCATTCTGGAGTGAGCCAATGCCCACAATCTCTGAGCCCAAAGATCGCGATATCCTCTATGCTAAGGCCCATTCAGTCCGCTTTTGGTTTATCGAAGGCTCCCTAGGCGAAGCCACCTATCGGGCAAGCCTTCATATCCTAGGCCTAAGAGGTCAGGATATCGACGCTGAGGTAGCATTAGCCAAGATGGAGAAGAAGTCATGGAAATAGCTGATATCTTACTAGCTTTCATAGGCGGCATCATAGGTTTTGCTGTAATGCAGATGCTTCTAGGTTAAGTCAAGCCTACCCAAGGGCCAGCCTAATCCGCTGGCCCTTTTTATTTGCCTATAAGCCAAATAAGAACTTGACTTTTCGGACTGGATGTGGTATAATGGTAGTATAATCAGGAGATCCGCCAACTCTACCACTGGAGAATAGTCCATGACCAATGAAGAGGGTTTTCAATACTATTGTGAGACAGTCCCGATGAAAATCGACATCGGCAACCTGCATGTGATTGATTATTATCTCCACCACGCCACACGTGATCCGGATAGAGGCATTCCACCATATTGGCTAGAGCAGATAAAGCTAAGCGATATCTATGATTTCGATATCGAAACCGAACAATGGGAAGGATGGGCTTATGACGACGTTGTATAATTGTCATACAGATGGCGATCAATACCGAATAACAAAGTTCGACTCCCTTGGGAATGTTGAGTCCTCCTACCTCTGTACCGTCGATGAATGCGAATGCCCCGCAGGCCATCGCCCCTCTTGCCGCCATCGCCACATGCTTCCTCGCTTCATCGCCAAGGGCGCAGTGAACTCCTTCTACTTCTACGACTACGATCGACAGGGGTGGGTGACGAATGAACCTGCACAGATCGAATACAAGCTACATCACGAACAATCTCACCATCATGATGAAGAACAACTAGCATTTTACCAAGCTGGCGTGGTGAGTGAACCTGCCATCACAGCAATATTATCACCCAACGAAATAATAGATGATATTCCTATGATTGAAGAGACTTCCAAGCCTGCTCCTACCTCACCCGAACCTACCCTCCGGAGGCGGATATGACCGACAAACCAGTAAGATGTTTACCATTATGCGCAACCGAAGGTGAATGGTGGCTAATTCAAGAGAGTGATAACAGAATTAGAATTCAACTATTCAATGACAGCATGAACCTGTCTATTAAATATTGGATCGAGGGCGATTTAGGCTTCTCCTCAATCATGCGGAGGCTGCCCTCATGACCGACACCGTCGCCGCCACCGGTCGCCCGGCTAACGCCATCTCCATCTGGGCCGATGATCGATCTATCTACGCCGAACTCTCTGGCCAATATGGCCCGTACATCACTGTCTATCCTCGTGATGCCATTGGTTTGGCCAAAATCCTCGAACTCCTCTTCGCTAGAACCAAAGAATACTCTGGTGAAGTCTACACCCGCCCGGGGGTTGTCGAAGGCTACAAGCCCAAGGGCGATTTCAGTGAGGCGCAGAGAGAACGGGCCAGGGAAGTCCTGAAGAAATTGGGGATCACCTAATGACAGCTAAAGAACTTCTTCCACTCGCCAAATACATCTATTCCTTCCTTAAAGAGGAAACTGAAGGTCCTGAAGACGGGGCACAAATCGTCCTAATGCTCCATGTTATGCTATGGCTAAGCTGCAAAGACGATGTAACCTCCACGGAAGCCATGCTTAAAGCCTACTGCTCAGATTTCCAAGTGAATTTCGATCGAAACTGGAAGGCGAACCTCAATGCCTGATCCAGACGAAGCCGAAGCCCTTTCCTACAAATACCACGGGTGTAATATCATTCGCCTGTCCTCCGGCGCCTACGCTCTGTTCCTCCCTTGGACCAACACCGAAGGGATGCCTTTGGTATTCATCGGCACAATGGCCGAAATAGAACCCTTGATAATGTCCACCACCGAACTCCAAGCGAACCTGCGAGAGCTAGAACGACCGACGGAAGAGAACAAGATCGCCGGGCGAAGCCTACTTGTAGCCCTTGGGTTGGTGAAACCTATAGAGAGACGGATATGAAGCGTAAGCCCAAGCCTGACACCCGCCCAGACTGGCGAGACCCGAACCTGCCGGTCTATGGTAAATCAGGCCGCGCCATAGATTACTACCTGCAGGAAGAGGTTGCTAAGATGCGATTAGCGACCAGCCGAGAGCCTTTTTGGCGAGACGATCCGACCTACAACATGAGGAAGAAATCGAAATGATAGACCTATTCGGGCGCAAACGCATCGCTGAGCTATACCAGCAGGTCTTTACTGTCACAGCCATCGCCAAAAATCAACAAAATCAAATCAACAAGCTCGAAGCATCAGAACTTAGGCTTATGAGCCAGATCAGGGAGATGGATCAATTGATCTTCAACATGTCCCAAAAGACTTCCTGGACCGAACAACGCCCATACTTTAACGAACTACTTGGAGGTACCAACGAACGAATGCGACTTGAGTCGGACCGGATCAAGACCGCACTAATCCCTGAGATGCAAAAGGCATATCGATGACCATCCCCACCATAGGTGGCATGGCCACCCGATCCGAGACCTACACCAAGCTCCTCCATCATCTAATCGAATGCCAAGAACTCTGTGCAGTCATGGCCCATCTCCACAACACCGAAGATACCAAAGTCGACGAAACCTTGGCCNACGGCTGGCTAGGCATGAGTGAACTTTTCAAGCGAATGCAACATCAAGTGACTCAACTTGCCATGGGGAAGCTTTTGTCATGACTATTAACAGCGATCTTGCAGCAGCATTCAGTACGCGCCTAAATTGTTCAATAGAGGAAGCAAGGGAACATGTCCGTTTCATCATGAAACATGCTGATGATCCTAACTTTGCACTACACTTTGTTAAGGACTATGGATGGGACTATGGTTTCCAAATCTACTACGACGTTGTAAGATTCTTGTATGATACAGCGTAGCCTAACAAACTCCTTGATTTCGCCAGCCAACTATGTTATAATAAGGAATATAAGGAATGATGCGATGATAGTAGAGATTACCGGGACTTGTCAGTACGAAAACTGCAACAAGCCAGCTACCACAATTGCTTGTGGACACTGTCGAGCAAATATTGGACATCCAATACCCGCCTGCTATTGTGACGATCATGCAGCCAAAGTTGGCAACGAGGGTTCTCCTGAATACACCGTTGACTGCCCTAATTGCGGTTGCAGATTCGGAGTTAATTAATGTCCCACACCGACGAACAACTTGATATCCTCTCCGCAGCCACGTTGACCAAAGACAACCTGATGCTGAACGCCCTCGCAGGAACCGGCAAGACATCCACTCTTGAACTAATCGAACGCGCAATCCGCCCCAAGCAGCCAATCCTTTACCTCGTCTTTAACAAGAAGAACGCTGATGAAGCCACAGACCGTATGCTATCTACCACTACCGTACGTACATTTAATTCACTTGGTCATCGCATATGGGCAGCATCCCAATCAAAAAATCTCCGTCTTAATACTAAAAAGACCGGTGACATCCTTCGTGAACTTATCAAAGAATCCCCTTCCCGATCCCAAGGTGAACTCTGGGACTCCTACCACGAAGTCGTCGCCGGAGTAGGCCTGGCGAAGGCCCTAGGCTACGTCCCTGAGGGTAAATACCCCAACGCCAAACGACTCCTCACCCAATCCCGNTTCCACTCNCTTCTCGACGAGCGCCCNGATGACCTCACGAGTGATCTCATTGACGCAGTTCTTAGCNGAAGTATCAAGCTCGCTTATGACGGACTTATCGACTATAATGATCAAATATACATGCCCGCATTGTTCGGCGGAACATTCCCTNGATTTCCCNTGGTCCTTGTTGACGAATATCAAGACCTATCCCCAGTTAANCATGCCATGCTCGAACGACTTGTTAAGCATAGACTTATCGGAGTCGGTGATCCATATCAGAACATCTATGGATTCAGAGGAGCCAAAGCAGGAGGAATGAGTACAGCAACAGCCGCTTACTCTATGCAACCTCTTCCGCTTTCAATTTCCTTCCGCTGCCCTTCGGCGATAGTCGAACATGTCCATTGGAGAGTTCCACACTTCCGCGCCCTCAATCTCGGAGGCGAAGTCCATGCACCGAGTCGAATGGTTGCTAGCAGTATTGGCGATAATGTTACTATTATCTGTCGGAATAATGCCCCATTGTTCGCTTTGGCCTTCCGCCTGTTGGGTGCTGGCCATAGTGTTAGTGTTATTGGGAGCGATCTTGGTCCTAAGCTTATAGGGGTTATGAGGAAGCTTGGGCCGGAGGAGTTAAGCTATGGCCAGACTATCTCGGTGATCAACAACTGGCTAGAGGAAAAACTCTCCCGCGAAGCCAAGAACTGCGAAGACATGGCGGAGTGTATGCGCATCTTCGCTACCGCAGGTAAGGGAAGCCTAGGCACCGCTATCGCTTACGCTGAGCATCTCTTCAAGCAGGATGGATCAATTCGACTTCTCACCGGCCACAAGGCCAAGGGCCTAGAGTTTGATGAAGTCATCCATCTTGATCCACAGCTGATTGGCCATTCAGACCAGGATAAGAATCTATCCTACGTCATCTCTACTCGCTCCAAGAACAAGTTAACCGAGATAGCTTCGGCGGATATNCAATGGTGACCTGCAAGTATTGTAGTGGAAAATCAGGCGTTGTACTTACACGCTACCTCAACGATCACAACCATGTCACCATAATNCGAACACGTAAATGTAAAGCCTGTCGTTGGAAATGGAAAACGATAGAGGTACTCTATACAGGAAAACAAAATGAGCATCAGTACGAGTCGACTGTCCTATCAGGACTGTATCGAATTCATGGACAAGGCCATGGAGGATGATAAAGGTGCGAGGATAATCTTTGCCATCCGCGACAACGCGACATTCTTTCGCATGCGTTGTCACACCGCAAGACAGATTAACCGAAAGGATAATCGGTTGATATATTCAGCTGGTGATCCGCTCTATGACGCCTCGATGTACGATAAACTCGTCTTTCGGATCAGGGAAGACGAGGACGGTAAGTTCTGGGTCTACGCCGAGAAGACCGAGCTAGACCCAGGAACGGTGGAACTTCTTAGCGGATTGGAGGGATAGATGATAAAAGATAACTATGTTTCTATCGCGCAAATCGGCAAATGCAAAGTGTGTGGTAGTGAAGATAATCTTCGATTTGGTTCATGCTTAAACTGCTCTGACTTTGTAATGCGCGAGCGCATGAGCCCAACAACCCACAAGCTCTGGGATAGCCGTAATCCAAGCAATACATGGTTTGCAACAGAGAGTTACAACTAATGGCCGGATCAAAACTCCCTGCGTCTACCTACCTTCCCCTTTGGCTACGCGCCCTTGACGAAGAGATCGGGATACATATCCTCACCACTAAGGCCACTAGAATCCTTCTAGTCAATGCTCTCTACGAGGCTCGAAAGCAATCCCTCAACCCGGCCTTGCAGGAGCTAATGCTTTTCCAACCTGCTGAGGATTTGATCTACATCGCAAGGAAGGCTGTAGAGTTGGAGACATGACTTTCAACGGTTTAGTTACTGGACAATTATGGCATCTATTTCTTTATGAGCCTTGGAATGCAAATACACACTTAAAGATCAGGTTATGGGTAAGGTTACGCTAATGCCAGCTAAATCTGACGACCCCTTACAAAAGGTCACCCTCAACCTCTACGAAGCCGATGTGGCCGCCCTAGAGGCCTACTACGGCCGAGGATGGTCAGAGCAGGTCAGGCAGGTGGTTCACCACCATATAACAACCGCTACGAGTTTCCACAAGCTAAGAAAGACATTGGGAGATTTGGAATGACTGACCTAGACGAACTAATGTCCATAGACCCACTTGAACTTTCCACCCAAAACATCGACGAGATCATTGCCTATCAGCGAAAGAATCGGGCCCTCCGCGAAGCTGGAGTCAAGGTGAAGAAGGGAGACACCGGAACGCCAAAGGCCAAGCTGGACCTAGCTGCACTTGGCTTGATCCCCAAGAAGGTCGCAGGGTCGACGATTAAGAGGAGGATTTGATGGACGCTCAAGCCAATGTCCAATCGCCTTTTTTACAGGGTACAAATGTGCAGTTCGCTTGGGATAGCACCTGCCTAGGGCTAATCAAGCAATGCCCTAGGCTATACCAATACACCATAATTGATGGCTGGTCACCAAAGGACGAGAGTGTTCATCTGCGGTTCGGGAGCGAATATCACCAAGCGATACAGGAGTACGATATTGAGCGGGCAAACGGAATCGACCACGAAGACGCCATCCGATCTACCATCCGTGCCTTACTTATCCGCACAGCAGATTGGCAGGTGGATGTTAACACTAAAGCTGGAAACTATAAGAATCGCAGTACCCTCCTCCAACTCTGTGTTGACTATTTCGATTACTTCAAAGACGACCCAGCGGAGACCTTCATCTTAGAAAACGGCAGACCTGCTGTTGAGTTGAGTTTCAAGTTTGAGATGGACTGGGGGCCGAGGGCTTCATTTATAAATGATCTGCACGAAAGCTTAGAGGAACACGGAAAGATTTATGGTCAACCCTACCTCCTCTGCGGCCATCTCGACCGTGTGGTCTCTTTCAACGACTCCCTCTTCGTCCTTGACCATAAAACCACCACCAGCACTCCAGGCCCGTACTTCTTCAACCAATTCGAGCCGAATAACCAAATGACTCTCTATACCCTTGCTGGACAGATCGTTATNGATTCTCCTATCAAGGGCGTCATTATCGAGGCGGCACAAATCCTCCTCGATAAACCTAACCGTTTCATTCGAGGATTCACCTACCGGACCCAAGACCAACTCGACGAATGGGTTGGGGACCTACATTATACACTCCAACTTGCTGAGCATTACGCAGAGATGGGCTATTGGCCGCAGAACGATACCGCCTGCGACAAGTTCGGCGGGTGTAAGTTCAGGGAGATATGTAGCAAATCCCCAAGGGTTAGGGAGACATTTCTCAAGGCTGATTTTGTTAAACTAGAGGAGAAGGACCGATGGAATCCCTTGTCGCCACGTTAGATGAAGCAATAAGGAATGGTAAGATAACAGCACCATTCAGAATTGTAAGTATCATCGAACACAAAGGCAGACTAATCCTAGCTACTGAAAGACAGTTGTTTGAATTAGTTGACGGTGCGTTTCGACCAATGGTGTTTGTCTATGACTAACCAACTCCGCGCACCGATGACACTAGAAGACTTCTATCTTAGGCTTATAAAACCACAGGCTGATAGGGGCAGCATTCCCCACATGCTGATGATGGAGGCATGGGAGAGGACAAAGAAAGGAGAAATGACTCTTGCCCTAGCACGGGAGTATGCAGAGAAGATTATACCATGACCAAACAACTCCGAGCCATTCTCCCACTCCTCAAAGCCAGAATAGTCGATCGGAGCGATAGCCACTTCACTATCGGCTTTGGTTCCGAGTATGGCTCTCCAACCAACATTCGAATCTCTTGCGATACCAAGCACTACGACCTACGAGACGGCGATCTGTTAACCCTTTATACGGAGGTTTTATTAGCCAATGCCAAGCCTAGCGAATCACCAATCCAATGACTTTATTAAGCTCCTCGCTATAGGAGATTCCAAATCTGGCAAGACTGGGGCCCTAGTCTCCCTTGTCAAGGCTGGATACAAGCTCCGCATCTTGGACTTAGACAACCTCCTCGATGTCCTCAAGCAATACATCAAGAGGGATTGTCTGGACCTGATAGAGAATGTTGAATACCGTACCCTCCGCGATAAGCGAAAGGCCTCACCAACCGGTTCAGTCCTAGCTGGTAAACCTACTGCTTGGATCAACTCCCTCAAGATGATGGACAACTGGAAATACGAAGATGATCAAAAAAATGGAATCGACTTTGGACCACCAGCCAACTGGGGACCCGATTGCATCCTTGTTATTGACTCTCTATCTCGACTGTGTGACGCAGCTTATGATTTCCATGAAAGTATTATTCCCCTTGGCAAAGGTGGACTATACGACGCTCGTGCGGTGTATGGTAATGCTCAAAACGATGTCGAGAAGTTCATAGCAATGCTTACCTCCGACACATACAAGGTTAACGTTATCGTCATTGCCCACGTCACCTATCAAGAACAGCCCGATGGGACTACCAAAGGCTTCCCTCAGGGAGTCGGTCAGAAGCTGTCTCCTAAAATCCCACAGTATTTCCCATCTGTNGTTCTCTTCACCANCAAAGGAGGAAAGCGAACGATCCAGACGAATTCTACCCCAATGATGGACCTAGCAAACCCTGCACCNTTCCTGATGCAGCCGAGCTATNCAATNGAAACCGGCTTGGCTCAGTTCTTTGAAGTGCTNCGGCCGACGCCGGTTAAGCCTAAATCACTCAAACTACAGAGGATATGATGGCATATCAAACCTCTATGATTAAGGATTTATCTATTGCACTTGGGGCTTTGGCCAGAGTGCAAGGTATTGAGAACGAATTTGAGCGGGTCAGAGACCTTCTCAAAGATGCAATTAGCACACAGGAGAGAGAAAATACCGAGGCATACATTGCAAAGAAGCCACCAACCAAAGTCCACAACGATGACGAAACCCCATTCTAAAGGAATCCAATCCACATGGCAAAACAAGCACAAACCCAACCCAAAGCATTCATCGACATCCTCGACCGTCCTGCCTCCGAAGTTGAACGGCCTAAGCCGTTACCGGTTGGGACCTACTTCTGCGTCGTCAAGGGCCTCCCTCGACATGATGTATCTTCTAAGAAGCAGACGCCATTTGTTGAATTCACCCTTGCGGTTCAATCTGCTGGCGAGGACGTAGACGAAGATGACCTTAAGGAATGGATGTCTAAGCCTGACGGATCAAGCCGGGCAATGACTGACGCGACAATTAGAGCTACCTATTACAAAACCGAAGAAGCCCTTTATCGGTTGATTGACTTCCTTGAACACTGTGGAATTGATCTTGAGGGAAAGTCAATCAACGCAGCAATTGACGAGACGCCGAACTCTCAGGTCATGGCTTACATTCGCCATGTCCCGAGTAGTGATGGACAGAGCATATTTGCTGAATTAGCAAAGACTGCCCCGGTTGAGGAATAAACTTCACTCAGGGTTGGGCGCAAATGCCCAACCCTTCTTTATGGAGGAAGAGATGGATGCTTCAACTAAGCCATTCGATGTGAACGAAATCGAAACTGGAATTGAGGAACTCGTACAAAATGCCAAAGAAAGTAAAAACCTCTATGACCAATTTAGACCAAGGGCTCGCAGTCCAAGCCCGATTAGAAGGGAGATCAATCGAGTGGATAGCGAAGGCGTTGCATCGAGACACGAGGACATTGCAGAGGTTGTTCCGGCGAAGGGCGATTCGGTCAACCATCCAAGCCACTACACGTCACATCCATCAGGAGTCGAGTGTATCACCATTACAGAGTACATGAACTTCTGTCTAGGCAACGCAGTAAAGTACATCTGGCGAGCAGACGAGAAGGGTGATCCTATTGAAAACCTAAAGAAGGCCCGTTGGTATCTCGACCGTGAGATTGAACGATTGAGCAAGTAGTATGGGTGATTCAAAACCGGTAATTTTATTGGGAGAAGCCTGGGGCGCCAATGAAGCGAAGATCGGCAAAGCCTTCGTTGGCGCCACAGGGATTGAACTCCTGCGGATGCTCGCCGAGGCCAACGTAATCAACTGGACTTCAACCGACAGGGACTACCTCAACACCTACTACCAGACCACCGACCCACTCCAAATCGACATGATCTGGCAGCTTCACCCAGAACTCCACCGGGCTAATGTCTTCAATCTCCACCCACCTGGGAATGCAATTGAATCCCTGTGCGGAGACAAGGCTTTCGCAATCAAAGGATATCCTAGACTTACCTCCAAATCCCCAGGCTATCTCCGTTCTGAGTTTGCATCACACTTAGAAAGGCTCGGCGATGAAATACTTTCTCTTGATCCTAACCTTATTGTCTGTCTGGGTAATACTGCCCTGTGGGCTCTGGCTGGNAGGACTGGTGTCTCTAAGCTACGCGGGACTACTTGTCTCTCTACTCACACTGTCTCTGGCTATAAGCTGCTCTGTACTTATCANCCTTCTGCGGTCAATCGACAGTGGGAGCTTAGACCAACGACAATTATCGACTTGGGAAAGATACCTAGCGAATCGGGACATGCCGAAGTCATCCGACCCTCGTGTGAAATCTGGATCGAACCGGCGATCGTCGACATAGAAAGGTTTATCAATGAGTATATCGAAGGATGCAAAATACTTTCTGTCGACATTGAAACGGCTGGACAGCAAATCACGTGCATTGGCTTCGCACCCAGAATTGACCTTGC